GATCGCCGGGGGCAGCACCTGTGCCGGGACCTTCGCCGGGAGCAGTGCCTGTGCTCGTGCCGGTATCGCCGGTATCGCTGCTGTCCTCACCCATCGCCGTCGATGGCGCTACACCGACCGGCCCTGTTGGCGCCTGGCCGACATCGGTCATCACACCGGTGATGCCCTCAAAGCCAACCGGCGCCGATACCGGGTCGCCGATGGTGGCGAAGCCCTGCGTGATGCCGGGTGTCGAGAAGCCCTGCACGCCGACCGGCGAGGTCTGCGCCGCCTCTGCCATCGCCACCGCCATCGCCGCCTCGGCCATGTTGGATGGCGTGGTGTTGGTCGCTTGGTTGACGCCCTCGTCGTAACCGAAAGTCGCCATGTTCGTGGCGGTGTTGTTCTCGGCCTGAACCGCCGCCGGCGTGTCGGCGATGGTCATTCCCGGGTTTTGACCCAAAGCCGCAGCCATATCCGACGTTGACATGCCCTGCGTCACGCCGGTGTTGGGGCCGGCGATCGAGGAAGTGTTGGCCGGTGTCGCCGCCATGTCGGATGGCGTCAGGCCCTGCGGGCCAGGGTCGGATGGCGCGTCTTCGGCCGGATCGGCCTGCACCGTGGTTGGGTCGGCCAGCAACCCGTTGATGGCGTCCACCGCCTGCGCCAGCGATATGGCGGCTTCATTCATGGCCTGCGTTTCAAACCCTTGCGGGCCTTCATCCGTCACCCCTGGTGCTGACGGCGCTGACGGCGCTGACGGCGCCGATGGTCCGGTGCTGTTCTGGCCAGCTATGCCGGTCGGACCTGGCGAGACGCTGGTGTCGGCATTGGTGGGCGCCGTGCCGATCGTCGCGCTGACGCTGGGGTTGCCAATCGCCGGCGCGAAGCCGGCGAAGGAGGAAGCGTCGAAACCAACCGCAGGCGCGCTGGTGGGGGCGTTGGCGTTGGACACCGCCGTGGCGTCGCCTTGCGGCCCGGTGGCCGGTCCAAGCCCTGTAGGACCGCTGACAGTGCCGGACGGGTTGCCTATGCCGTCTTCGGCGTCGCCCTGCCCGGTGGGTGCGCCCGGGGGCGCCCCCGGCGTTCCCTGCGCCCCAGGCGTTCCTGGCGTTCCTGCGGGCGCGCCAGGTCCCGGCGAACCGACGTCGCCGGGGCCGGTGTCCCCGGGCGAGGAGGCCACGCCGGGGCTATCGCCGGCAGTGCCGGCGCCACCTGGCATGATCAGGCTGGCGCCCAGCGGGCTGCCCATCAGGGTGTTGGCGATGCTGTCGCGCGATCCAGGTGTCGGCGAGCTGTTGGAGAACGGCGCCGGCGGCCTCTTCAGGTTCTTGGCGTTCCAGGCCTCGACTGCGGCCCTGGAGGTCTCGTCGCCATAGAGCCACGCTGGCGCAAACAGGCCACCCATCGCGCCGACGCTGTCGTATGGGTTGACCGCCATGCTGCCCTCACACGGTGATGCCGAGACGTTCGAACGTGCCGGCGATCGAGACTAATTCCACTTCAGGCTTGGCATTTTGCGCCATCGTCACCTGGACGATTGGCGCATGGGAAAAACCGGTAATGCCGATCGACACCCAGCCGGTGTTACGCACCACGGGTGCTGATGGTGTGCCGGCGTCCCATAACGCAGTGTCCCACAGCCCCTGGTCCCAGAGGTCGAGGCCGCCAGGATCCGGCGCCGCAGAGGGCGGTATCGGCAGCACCACCACATAGTCGGTGGTGCCGGCTACTTGGGGAACGAAGGGCTCGCCTTGCCGCGCTGTGAACGAGGCCCGCGCCTGCTTCCAAGTGATGGTCTGTGACGGGCTCTGGAACACCTCCCAGCCGCCGACAATGGTGCAAGTGTAGGGCTGGCCGTTGTCGTAGCCGGTGCGGTCGGCCTGCATGATCACGCCGCCCTGGGTACCGAAAAACATGTCCGGTCCCATCTTGGCGAAACACATGGCGTCCCAGCCGGTGAACCGCGCCCAGGCGCCGGTCGCTGCATTGACGACGGCACAGCGCCGCTTGTCAGCGGTGCCGCCGGGCCAGGTAACAAAAATCCCGCCGTACTCGTCCCATTTACACATCGTCCAGGGCAGCGCGCGCCGCGCCAATACTTCCTCGCGCCACATCGGCTTGATTTGTCGCGTGATGGCGGCGAGCTCGAGCTCGGCACGGTCCTTGGTGATGGCGCCGCTGGTGGGGAGGATCCCGTCAACGCACGCCACCAGCAAGTCTCCGCCGATCGACAGCGTGGCGTTCTTGCCCATCGGTGGGCTCATGTCGTAGCGGCCTTCCTGGCGCCAGTTGGCGGCCGAGGACGGATCGCTGCCGGTGAAGACGATGATTTCTCCGAGGTCAGTGCCAAACACCAGCTTGTCGTCGATGCCGTCGCCAGCGTCGATCGACCATGTGGCGCAGTACAGAAGCTTGCCGCCTTTGGTGGCGGCGCCGGATAACGGGATCATGCCGAGCAGGCCGCCGATCGAGTTGAGGCCGAGGTACCAGGCATTCATCGAGCCGGCCTCGATGAAGAACCAGCGGTTACGGTATTTGCAGACATGCGTCAGGTTGCGGCCGTGCTCGACTGCGGTGCCGGGCGGGCCAGTGATCTGATCGGCGCTCAGCGTGACCCAGCTGGTGCCGTCGAAGCGCAGCGGAAAATCACCGGTATCGTTGACGGCAATCAGAAAGTCACCAGCGGCGTTGGCGAGCTGCGAGGTGGAATAGTTGCCGTTGGTTTGCCCGCTCTTGACCACCGCCGGCGTCGTAGTGGTGACGTCGTACACATTGGTGGCGGTGGCAAAGAACATCTTGCGGGTGATGCCGCTGTTATAAGAGAAGCCAGAGGTGACAGGTACGCTCTCCGGCAGCGTCGCCCACGTGATGAAGCCGCCACGGATGGCGGCGCCCTTCATCGTCGGCTTCCAGTTGTCGCAGATCAGGGCGGCGCCTGGCTGCATGTAGCTTTCATTCTCGTTCAAGACCAAACCGCGCGTCGGCGCCGGAAACGTCAGCGTTTCCTGCTTGGTGGCGACTTGCGGGTTGACCGGTACGCGCCGGAATGCTGCGTGCTGGCTCATGGCCCGTTGATCGGGTACGGGTACGAGGCCTGCACTTCAGCGGTCGGGGTGCGGCGACCGATCAGGATTGGCGCCGGCTTGTCAGCGCCCTGGACCTTCGCCAGTGCGTCGCCATAGCTGCCCATGTCTTCGGCGTAGGCGCCGCCTTTGTTGGCCTTCCATTGCCAGATCATCCCGAGTTTTAATGTACGCTCGTCGATGGTGAAGCTGTCGCCATCGGCCTGGAACGTGTCGCCGAAGCCACCCGAGAACAGCGCCACGCAATTCTTGTGCAGGTAGGCGAAGTAACAGCTGGTGCCGACGCCCATTGTCGGCGCGATCAACATCTGCCCGCCCATCATCGTCCACTCGCCCCAGGCGCTGTATTGGCCGTAATGACGCCGGTTGAGCCACTCGTCGATGTCAGGCACGAACGTCATCGGCTGTACCGACGATGTCGTGCGCCAGACATTGGTGGTGAGCAGCATGCGCTTGTAGTCGGCCGGCAGATCGAATGCAGTCTTGACGCCATTGCCGTCGAAGTTTTGCACCTTGGTCAGTTTCTGCCAGTCGCGGGTGTCGTAGGCGATGCGCTGCGCCATCTCGTTGGCGAGCGACAGCATCTCCGTCATGGTGCGGTTGCCGGCGATGTTCGTGAAAACGCTTTGAGGGATCGTCACACCCACCGCCGCGCAGACATCCTTCACCACCGACAACAGGGTCATGCGGCGTTCACTTTCTCCGGCGCGGCGTCACGCGCCATACGGATTAGCGTACGACGGTTGAGTGCTCCGATCGGCGCTTGTCCGGTATTGGTGGTGATGTACTCGCGCAGCTGTGGCAGATCCATGCCGTCGAACTGATCGGCTGGGTCGAACGTCACCGACTGCTTATTAGGTGTCGGCGCCGAGGCCTTTACCTTCAGCGCCGCGAGGTCCTCTTCCATTGTCTGGTTCTTGGCGCGGAGTGCTTCCAACTCGGCTTGCATCTGCGTATTGACGGAGCCGCGCTTGGTCTCCTCGAGGTATTCCATCGCGGCGTTTTTCATCTCACGGCCACCAGGCCCAAGGTTCTTGAGCTCCTGGCCGTCGATCGCGGCGAGCGCCTCGACGGTGTAGATGTTCTGCGCGCGCAGCTCGGCACGACGCGCCTCGGTCAGAAACATTGCGTAGCTCGTCGGTGTGCCGGTCTTGGTCTGCTGGGCGTGCGCCTTGAATTGGCGGTACTGCCGCGAGAACCGCTCGGCGTATGTCACCTTGATCTGGTCGCCAGTGAGGGGGTCGGTGGCCCAATTCGAGAACGATGTCGCGGGATGAGAGCTCCAGTTCTTGGAGCCAGGATAATGCAGCTCGACAATCTCCTCGTCGAAGAAGATAGGGCGGCCGGCCGCTGCGGACTTGGCTTCGTCCTTGACGGCCAGCTCCTTGAACACGGCCAGGATGTTTTCGTCTGGGTCCTTGGTAGCCATATCGATTATTCCTTGTTGATTTTAAGTACCTGGACCGCTTCCGCTCCCACAGTAAGCGGTCCAGGTTTTCGACAGGTCGGGTGTCTAGTCCACCCGCCGAAATCAGGAAGCCGGCGTTGGGTCGTACATGCGCCAGTTGAACAGTGGGTTGGTCATCGTCAGCTCGCCCATCCAGCCGATAAATTGCGCGATGGCGTCCTTGTCGATCGGCATTTGCCCATCGCCATCAAACAGCTTGTCGAAGTTTCTGGAGGGGTTGTAACGGACACGGAAACTGTCGGTGTTGATGCCGAACGTTGTATCCGACGGCATATTACTGCCGATGCCACCGTCGAGCACGATCTCCGCCCGCTTGCCGCCGCCGATGTACTCGAGCGCCGAGAAGCCGAGCTTACCGAGTGACGTTTCGTTGGTCTGGTGCTGGATCGCCACCGTTGCCGCGTCGTAGGCGGCGTAGTGCTCTGGAGACATGATCAGGAGGTCCGCGTAGTCCTTGCCACGGCTCGACTTGGTCATGACGCTGTTGAGCGTGGCCCTGGCATTAGTAGACGTGAATTGCGTCTGCCCAGTCAGCGCGCCGCCGGTGTGGATGTTGTAGGTCTTGGTCTGCCAGATGGTGTTGGCGCGATCGATACCACCGTAGACGCCGTTGTTGACCGTGATCGGCACCGCCGTCGCCAATCCCGTCAGCTGCTTGCCACCGTTGCCGGAGCCGTCGCTGTAGAGTGCCAGGTCCATGGCGTCCTCGAGCGCACGCTCGGCGGCGTCCATGTAAGCGTCGAGGACATCCATCAGCTGGGCATCGCCCTGGTTGTTCAGGATCTCCTGCATCGAGAGCACAACCGGAACGACGACCTGCTTCGGGTCGTAGAACGCGTCGTTGAACAGGTCGATCGCCGGGTTCAGCAACTGGTCATAGCCGTTGTACCACTGTGCGACTTGCTTGGAGACCTGCAGCGTCTGGCGGATACGCGGACCTGAATAGGTCTGCCACAGGCCCTTGCGTTTCATGACGGCCAGCAACGCGTTGTTGTTGGAGACAAGGTCCTGGTAGCTGGACGATCGGTCTTCGATCGCCATCGAAAGGATCTGCTGATAAGCAGCATTGGTCGTTAAATTGGGCATAGCGCCGCTCCATTAGGTTTCAGACTACAGTCCGCCATTGACGCGTTTGATTGCGTTGGCGATGGCTTCGCGTCTGCTGCTAGGTTTGCCGGGGCGCGGGGAAGAGCCGTTAGCTCCGCCGCCGGGTGAACCGGAAATTGACCTGTCAGCTGGGGCGCGCGTCTGAGGCGCTGTGGGGCGGGTCTGAGCCGCTGTGTTGGCCGGCCTGAGTAGCTCGGCCCTTCGGTACGCCGTCTCCAGATCGAAGCCCAATTTGAGCTCTTGTTCGATCTGGGTGCCCAGCTCATCAAATCGGGGGTGACTGTCCGCGAATTGATCGACCTGGGAACGGGTGTACGTGAATTGCTGCTGACTATGCATCGCATGCAGCTGTTCTTTCAAGCCCCTAACTTCCTGGTGCAGGGCGCCAATCTGGCTGGTCTGGGCCTGCTGGGCGTTGCCCATCTGGAGCTGCTTGAGCTGGTCGGGGCTCTGACTGAGCACGTGGTAGGCGATGTCGCGCAGGCCGATCCTGGCGCCGTTGGGTGCCTTCAGGTTCAGGTTGTTGACGATCACGTCCAGGCCGCTGACGACGTCGGAGCGCAGCTTCTCTTCCATGCTGGTGTAGTTCGTGAGCGCCTGCTCGAGCGTGGTGCCGTGCTGCTGCGCCATGTCATGGAAGCGCCGGATCGGCTGGAACGCCTCGTGCGTGCCCTTGTAGTGCTGGTAGGCCTTTACGAACTCGTTCTGCACCCGGTGGATGTCGCCGCGCACGCTCTCCGGCGTGGCGTGCCACTCCGACTTCGCCTTGTCGGACATCCGCGCCGGAGGCTCCCGGAACGGCGCCGTGTCGGGGAGGGTCGGTCCTGGCTTGTTCCCGTCCTGTTCTGGCGACGAATTTATATTCGTCGGTTTTCCGTCGGCGGTCTCCTCACGCCGCGCAAACCGGCCACGGTCACGCGGCTGTGGCGGGTTTTCCAGGGTGCTGGCGTCCTGCTCGGACGGCCGTTTCTTGAGGTTTATCTTAGGCTTATCCTCACTGACCGGCTCCGGCGGCTTGTTATGGCCGACCTTGGCCTCGGCCGCTTTCGGCGGCGGCGTATTATCCGCTGATTTCCCGCGTACCTCCCGCGTATTATCCCGCGACTTGTTGGCGCGATCGAAGGCGGCCTGGATCGCCTCCCGCCGGCTCATCTGCCGGTCGGTACCCTGCGGTGCTTCGGGCGCCTGGTTGGTTAAGGGGCTGGGGCTGCTGGGAATTTCGGTATTGATCGGGGTCTCGTTGGGCGTCGGCGCGGAGGGTGGCGCGGCCACGGTGGTGTCGGTCATGGGTCGTCTCCTGCCGGTCTGAACCAGCTGTGCTGTACGGACAACTGGTCCGCACTTTCAGAGACACCCTGAATTTAACTTACCGCTCGATCGGCGCAGGCCTATGACCTGCCTTGTATTTTTCGATCGCGGTCTTCAGCGACTGTTTACGACGGTCTTTTTCGACCTTCAAATCAGTCGCTCGTGGCTTCGGCCTCGGCTTCTCCGTCCCTACTTCGGTCAGACCGAGGGAGCGGCCGACTGCCCGAAACTGTCTTTTAGAGGTGTAGAACTTGCCATCGACCTGCTCGGTCGGATCCATGACATCGCTTATGACATAAGGCAGCGCCAGGTCGCCCTTTTTAGGCGGCTCGCGCTGCGTCACAAAGGCCCAGCTGGTGGGGCCGGTCTGCATGTAGACCCTCACGGTGGCGGCACCACGAAGGTCACCGGCAGACCGCCCGCCGGCAGGGTCACCTTCGTCACCGGAATGCCAGTCGTGGCCTCGGTCACGGGCAGGCCAAGCCTGGGGGCGGTTGCCGTGACGTCGATGACAGGCAGACCACCCGACGCCACAGTGACGACTGCGACTGCCATTATCGTTTCTTCTTCGTTTTAGACTTGTCGGGGTGTGGCGGCTCGATGTCGCCCTCGTCCCTGGCGGCCTCGAGCTCTTCCTCCATCTCGTCCGGGTCTGTGTAATCGATGTCGAGGGCAGCCGCCTTGACATCGGTCTTGGCTTTTTCGCTTCGCGCCGCCACCGGCGGCAGGAACGTGAAGATCATCTCGTTGGAGAGGGTCTCGCCATTGTGGACAAACACCGGGATCGCGTCCGGTCCGTGCCAGTAGTCCATGTTGACGATCGTCGATACCGCATCGTTGGATATGTGCGTCGTCGGCTCATCGTAGCCGGCGAAATTGATGGTGGTGCCAGGGAAGAAAAAATCCCCTGACACCACCAGCGTGAACGTCTCGTCGCCGATCGCGGCCTCGCCCGGATCCAGTGAGGTGATCTTCGGCGGCGGCTTGCCCACGATGTCGGATAACTTCGTGGGCTCGTTGATGCTGCGCGGCGTATACGACTGCCGGCTGCTCTTCGGCTCGTTGACCGAGCGGACGATTGCGCGATCAGCTCTCATGAGAGCGTCCAGTTCACGGTTGCAGTCTGGATGCCGGAGCTGCCGTTGATGACATAGACCGGCAGTGTGCCGGCGGTGGTGCGCTTCAGCGCGTTGGTCACCGTCAGCGAGGTGGCGCTGACGTAGTTGGTGATCTGCGCCACACCGTTCAGGTAGACGACACTGGTGCGGTCGTAGTTTGTGCCAGTCACCGTCAGTAACGTGGTGCCGATGCCAGAGACGTTGCTGGCGCCGCTGGCGCCGGTTGTGGTCGGCGTCAATGGTGTCGTCGGCGACAGGCTCGAGGCGTGACTGGCATTTGGCCCGGCGGCCCTGATGGCGGCCGTCACGGCCGGCCCTACACCCACCATCTTGAGCTGACCCAGGCCATTCGGATTTCCGCTGGTGGCCGTCACCACGGTCTCGGCGCCGAGCTGCTCGTGATCGACCGAAGTGCCGCCAACCGCCAGTGCGGCTTTCTTCGCCGCGAACGTGATGCCGACCGGCCAGGTGGTCGAGGTGTCGGGTTCATTGAGCGTGTGGCCATTGGCTGTCGTCAGCGCCCTGGAATTAGGGATCGCCGCCGGAATGCCGTCATCGTAGTACGGCGCCGAGCTCACCCGTGGATAATGCATGTCGCCGAGACCGTCTCCCAGGCCGGTGCCGGCGCTGGTGTAGATCAAGGGATCGAACGTCGCCGGGTTGGGCGCGTTCGCGCCGGTGTTGACGAGGTTGGTCGGCGGCGTCGGGGTTTCCGTTGTAACGGTCAGTGCGCTCTGTGCCATGCTGGCTCCTCACCATCGGTTAATTGTTACGCGTCGTCCAAATGTTAACACGCCGGGAGCGCCTGGGACGTTTATGCCGGTCGGCAAGGTGCCGATAATCCGCGCCGTGTCGCGGTCTTCCGTTGTCGCCAATATACCAGCCAGACCCGTCAGGGCAACGGCGCCGGTGATGACAGCGGTGTCCCTGGCCTCGGTCACCGCCAGGGTGCCGCTGGCGGCAACGAAGGCAAGGATCGCGGCGGTGTCCCTGGCCTCGGTCACGGCCAACACCAGTTCCGTTCGGACGGTGCCGTTTAGCAGCGCAGTGTCTTTGGCCTCGGTGGCAGCCAGCGCTGCATTCCAGGCCGTCGTGCCTGCAATCGCCGCAGTGTCCTTGGCCTCGGTAGCTGTCAGCGTGCCGTTCCAGGCGACGCTGGCGTTAATCGCCGCGGTGTCCAGCGCCTCGGTGACAGCCAGCGTGCCGGCGTTGCCGGTGAGGGTGCCGTTGATCAGTGCGGTATCGAGGGCCTCAGTAACCGCCAGGCCGCCGCTGACGCCGGCGCCAGCCAGTGAACCGTTGAACGCGGCAACGTCGGGCGCCTCCGTCACGTCCAGCGTGCCGGTGCCGTAAATGCCACCGTTGAACAGTGCGGTGTCTTTGGCCTCGGTCACCGCCAGGGTGGCGAGCCAGGTTGATGTGACGTTGAAGGCCGCGGTGTCCTTGGCCTCGGTCGTCGTCAGCGTGCCGTTCCAGGCGGTCGTCCCCGCCATCGCCGCGGTGTCGGGCTGGTCGGTGGCGGCCAGGGTGCCGAGCCAGGCGATCGTGCCCGCAAAGACTGCAGTATCGAGCGCCTCGGTCGTCGTCAGCGTACCGAATGCTGCCGCCAGGCCGTTGATGACGGCAGTGTCTTTGGCCTCGGTTGCGGTCAGGACGCCGTTCCAGGCGGCAGTGCCGTTAAATGCCGCGGTGTCTGGTGCCTCGGTCGTCGCCAGCGTGCCTACAACGCCAAGCTGGCCTGTGAACGCCGCGGTGTCGATCGTCTCGGTCGTCCCCAGCGTGCCGGTAATTCCGGTTCCGACCGTGCCGTTGAGCGCAGCAGTGTCGATCGCTTCCGTCGTCGTCAGCGTGCCGTAGACACCGCTCTGCAGGAAGCCGTAGGGGTCGCTGTGCAGGCTCGCGACTTCGCCCGATGACAGCGCGCGGTCCCAGAATGCCGCCATGGTGACGCTGGCGTTGGGCGAGCGGCTGGTGGCGTCGATGCCCTGGTTGACGACAATCTTTGACGTGCCTGACGACGTCGAGATTGTTGCGAGCGTGTTGGTGCCGATCGATGCGCCATTGGCGTAGAACGTGACATTGCCGCCGACGGTGGCGGTTGCGACGAAATCGACAACCTTGCCGTACAGGCTGGTGGCATCAAACGACGCCGTGACTTTCGACGTCGTGGCGTCACCGTAGAATGACTTGTCGGCAGCGTGGCTGGTGGCGTCGCCCGACACGTTGAGCATGAAGTAGGGCGACACGTCGGTGTCGCCGATGCTGACGCCAACCACCGGACAGAACTGGTCGCCGGTGCCGATCAGCAGGCCGCGCCAGAGCACCGTGAAGTTGGTCCAGGTCTTGAACGCCGACGGCGCCGTCGCGGTCAGGCCCTTCGCCGCGCCGAGCGTGTTCGATCGCGACGCCGGGCCTTCCACCGTGGTGACGACGGTGCCGGCGCCTCCCGCGCCGTCGGAGAGTGTTGGGCCGATGTTTTGCACCGGCGCGCCACCAAGCACGCCAGGCAGGTAGCAGGCCAGCATGTTGGTAGTCAGTGCGTGGCCAGGCACGAAAATTGGCGTGGCTGGAATGATTGGGTTGATGGCAAACGCAGCCGTGTCTGGCGCTTCCGTCGTACCCAGCGTGCCGGTGACAGCAACAGCAGTGAACTTGAACGCGCCGACAATGATGACGTGGCCTGCGCCTAACGACGCGGTAGCGGTGAAGTTACCAGTAGCACCGGCTGTCGCCCTGACAGCATCAGCGACCGCCAGCGACATGTCGTTGCCGCTCGTAGTGTTGGTGTCGCTGCGCTCCTGCCACGCGCCAGGGATCGGGTCGGCAGTTTGCGCGCTGCCGGTGCCACTGGTCGTGGTTGGGTCAGTGGCCGCGTCAAAATTAGTCCAGGTTGCTTCCTGACCGCCGACGGCCTGATAAACCAGTAGCTCGGTTGCTGTCGTGGTGGTCAGGCCAGTAACATTAACCGACGTGGTATTAGTTGCCGTAGTGGCTGCGCTAGAGGTGTCCAGCGTCACCGGGTTGAGCGGCCGGTAGGCGACGATGGTGCCGCGCGCAACCGAGATGCCAGACGGATGTGTGAACGTTAGCGCCGGGTCAGACGCACCACGGACGATATACGCCATCACCCCCGAGGCAATCGCACCGGTCGTAGTCAGTGCGTTATTGGTCTTCTGCTCGTTGACCAGCGTCCAGCCCGACGGCAGCGTCACCGACGTCGTTGACGTAGTGCGCGAACCGATACAGGCGACCAGCAAATCGCCAGCCTGCCGCGCTGCAACGCCGGTCAGCGACAGCGCGTGACTTGTCGTTATCGTTTCAACGACGGTGCCGACGCCGAGATACTGGTAATCGATCGGCACTGTGCCTGTGAAGGCCGCAACGTCCTTGGCCTCGGTTACCGCCAGCGTGCCGGTCGGCGGGCCGCCCTGCAGAAACTGGTAGGGATCGTTATGAAGGTCTAAAATTTCAGTAGACGACAGCGCGCGGTCCCAGAAGCACGCCATGTTGCAGTCGGAATTAGATGAACGGTTCTGTGCGTTAATATCTTGGTTGATGAGAATTTGAGCGGTGGAGCCTGACGTGGCAACTGTCGTCAACGATCCTGTGGAGACAGAAACGCCATTGACGTAGCACGTGACACTGCCACCTACCGTGGCGGTCACCGCAAAATCCGCTATAATCCCATAATTACCCGACACATTGGTGGGAGTTGTGTCCTCGAATGTGCCGGCGTCACCATATCCAGCCTTTAGCTGTGTATACCCGCCAGCGTCAGTAGTGACGGAGAGTATAAGATAGGGCTGGGCGGCACCGTCGGATGAACTCATACCGACAAGCGGACAATAGCCGTCGCAATTGCCAATCAGCACACCACGCCACAGCGCGGTGAAGTTGGTCCAGGTCTTGAACGCCGACGGTGCCGTCGCAAGCAAGCCCCTCGCCGAACCTGAGGTGGCCGAGCGGAGCGCCGGACCTTCTACGGTAGAAACAACCGTACCGGCACCACCGGACCCATTGCCAAGCGTCGGCCCGGTACCAGACACAGGCACACCGCCGTACACGCCCGGCAGATAACAGGCCAGCATGTTGGTGAGGTACGCATGGCCTGGGATAAAGCTGGGACCGCCGGGAATTACCGGCATTGGCCGCTAGCTCGCCGCCGATCAGACCTATGCAGCGCCGGATCACCCAACCTGCTCAGTGATCTGCTTGCAGTCGTCATTCTGAAAGGTGCCTTCCATCGCTCCAATCGAACCGTTGACAAGATCGAATATCGCGTTGCCCTCACCAGCCGGCAGTCCGAACTGTTTTTCCAGATCGGCAAAATTAGTGCCATCATGCATGTGCAGCATGATGGACCTGACCCTGGTCCCGATCTCGTAGGCGCTGCGCAGGGTCTGCACATACATTTTCAGCTGCACTGCCTGCGAAGCCACAGTCGGGTTGTTGACGTTAATCTGGATGAAATCACTTGCCATGCTGTGCGTCCCTATCCGTGGGTGATCGTGCCGGCCGTGATCGTCACCGCCTGGCCCGACGTGATGCTGGTTGAGTTCAGGATGATGTCGGTGCCTGACGTCCCGACGGTGAGGCCAGAGGCAACCATGGTGCCGGCGTTATTGCGCAGCTCGGCCAGCGCCGCCGTGCCGGTCGCCGAGGCGTTGACCGTCAGGCCGCCGCCGGTGCAGTCGATCGTGAGCACGCTGCCCGACACCGAGCCTGGCGTGGCCTTGGTCGGGACCGTCGCCAGCACGCCGGTGGCGCCCGACAGCGCGCCGGTGCCGATCACGATCTGACCGGCCGAGAAGGTGCCGGTAGCGGCGGTGATTGTCTTGCTGCCGAGCGTGTCGAGCACATCCTGCAGGCGGTTGGTCTTGAGCGTTGCTGCGTAGTTGACGGCCATTGTTTCAATCCTCCGGTTGATATCTATTTTGGGCAGCCAATCCGCCCATCGCTGCGGCACCACCGATGCCGTACATCGGGATCTCTTTTCGGATTAGCCCGCGCCGCACGATCTCCTCCTTCGGCATACCGGTCAGGCGGTGCGTGGTCTCGATCGAGCGGTTGATGTGATTGATCATCGGGCCTTCGTAGTCGAATACGCTGCCGGCGCCCTCGGTCTTGCCCTTCTTCAGTCCAGCCCAGGCGACGTCCTGAAAGCCGCGCGGATCTACACCTGCTTTTGCCGCCTCTTCCCGAGCCACCCGCGTCGCCGGGCCGTACCACTCCGGCACTCCCTGTGATGCTGGCGTGGTCGGTGGCCGCAGTGCGCCATACATCTGCTCGTCGATCGTCATAGCGTTGGGGTTGCCAGCGAATGCGCTGGCGAAGTCATACCGCTTCGGGTTCTGCGCGGGGTCAAACCGCTGCATGCCGCTGTCGATGTACTTCTGCGCCTGCGCTATATTTCCTGACGCATAGCGCCCGCCGATCGGAGACGGCATCTCGTAGGCGCGTTCCGGCAAGCGTTGACCTTGCTTGGCCGCGACGTTGGCATACTGCGCCATCAGGAAATTGTCGTAAGGCGCAGCCCCGCCTGTAGTCGCCGACATCATGCCGCCAAACTCTTTCTCAAATGCAGCGCGACCTTCCTTTTCGCCGAGGTGCTTGATGTATTCCTGCTCCAGCTGGCCCATGTGATACCAGTTGGCGCTTTCAGGCACGTCTTGGCCCGCCTTGAAGCCTTCCTGCAGCTTGGCGCGATTTTCCGGCGTGCCGTATTTAGCCATCCACTCGGCATCAGCCTTGGCGGTTTTCGGTGCGGCCGCAGTGCCGGTGTCGGCGAACGGCTCATAGTTCTTTGGATCGACATCAAACCGCTTGGCCGGGTCGAAGTATGGATCGTAGCCGTAGCGATCCATGTTCTGCTGGATGACGTTGCGATCCTTCATGAACTTCTCGACTTCCGGCAGCGCCTTCTTTTGCAGGAAAAAACCAGGCTCGGCATCCTTGGCCAGCGCCTCCTCCATCGAGGCGTAGGGCACCTCAGGGCCAGGTTTGGCGGTAAACTTTCCAGGGTTCTTAGGGTCTGGCGTCTTGGCCATCAGCGCCGGAGGTCCGACCGGCGGGTAAGCCTCGGCGTATTGTGGGTAGGTACCGTGCAACGCCTCGGCCTTCATCCGCGCCTTCATCATTGACGGGTTGAGGATGTCGCCTGGTGCGACGCCTGGCGGTGCTGATTTAGGTAGATTATCAGCAATCAATTCTTGTGATGTACGCGCCCACGACGGCGCCGCCGGATCAAATAAATCCCATTCCTTGGCGTAATCTTGCGCCTTAAAACGGTCCATAAACCTACCGCGATCATTAACAAATCCTCGGTTGCCAGCGTCGAGCGATAGCTTCGCACGGAGATCATCCGGGACAGCAGACAAAGCGTCCATGTGCGTCCCGCCACTCGGCGCTTTATACACGCGGCCTTCTGCCCTGATTGCGGGAACTAGAAATGGTTGGGCTTTTGTAGTCAGACCGCCGCCCGAGGCGCCCATTGCGGCGGCGGTAGCTGCATCGACATCGCTGGGGCGGATCTGAACTAGACCGCCGGCGGCGCTATGCAGCACCGGGTTGGGGTCAACAAGCTCGCCAAAGGGCTGGTTCATGCGCGACCAATCAACCGCGTCGTAATTGTCCTGGCTGGCTACCTCGCCCATTCGTGGCATCACACAAGCCCTCCCGATCGCCGGTGTCGGTGCTCATGCTTGCTGCGATGGTGCTTGCCGGCATCGTCGAGCACCGCCTCGACCAGCTGGTCGTCGGCAATCTTGTTGATCATGAGTTGCGCCAACCGGGTCAGCGAAACATCACGAAGCCTGGCGCACGAACGCAAATAGTGACCTTGCTCGGTGTCGGTGCGCAGGAACACGGTGACATGCATCTGCCTCGGCTCGGCTAAATTCATACCGGCCCCCGTGGTGGTTGCGCCAACTTCTGCTGCGTCATCATCTGCCGCTCGTTCGAGCGCTGCGCCATGTCCTGGCGCTTCATGTTGTGCTGGCCGACCTGAAGATTAAACTTCTCGCGATCGATCGCCATCTTCTGCTGGTTCTCGAGCAGATGCGCCTGGTGCGCCTCGCGGTTCTCCATCGCCTTCTGGTTCTGCACCTGGACCTTGGCGGCCTCGCTAACCTGGTTCTGGCCGAGCTTCATGCGCTCGATCTCTTTCGCGTTGTTCAGCTCCCAGGTCTTGTGACGGTCCTTCTGCACCATCTCGTCTTGCTTGACCTTGAGATCCTGCGCGTTCTTCTCGCGCGCGGTCTGCTGCTTCAGCTGCTCGACCTGCAGCGCGATCTTGCCCTGCGCCGTCAGCGGATCATCGCCAGTCGGCTGCTCGCCCTTGGCCTTCATCTGCTCGATCAGTTCGTCGATCGAACTGTCGAGACTGCGCCCGGCCCGGAACGGCTTGGTGGCGAATTTCAGCAGCTCGCCGCAGAACGGCGCGGTCTTGGGGTCGGCCTGGATCATCTGGCCGAGCTGTGGCAGCAGCTGGCCGAGTACACCAATAAATTCGGTGGTGGCTTTCTTCTCCGCGTTTTCGTCGGCCAGGATGGTGCTGTCGGTCTCGATGTCGAGCGTGAACGAGCGCGCCCGGTTATCGCTCAGGAATTTTAGTACCTGCTCGATCGTCGGCTTCGACTTGACCTTCTCGATTTGGCCGATCAGGTCCTGCAGCTGCGTCTGCATCTGCTGCGCCTGCTGCTTTTGCGGATCCTCCTGGCCCGGCGGGGGCGCCGACCCAGTCGTAGAAGCCCCAGGCGGCTGGCCTTGCGCCTGGTCTTGAGGTGGGGGCAGCTGCGCTTGTTGCTGCTGCATCATCTGCATCTGGCCGTGCAGCTGCTGCGCCTGGCCCATCAGCTGCTGCAGTGCTTTGTTCTGCATGTCCTGCGTCGGCAGCTGGGTCTGGCTCATCTCGATGATCGTCACCGGATCGAACGCCTGGCAAATGATCTCGATCGAGATCTCCACCAGGTCGCGCGCCATCCTCACCAGTTCCTGCTGCTTGTCCCGTATACGCGTAGAGCCATTTTGCGTTTTCAGCTGTTGGGCGCCAAGGGTCTCGCCCGGATCGGTCGCTCCCCTCATGATGTCGGAGATCCCCATGATCTGGTAGATGTCCTCGATCACCTGCTTTCTTAGCGTCACCAGCGCGACGATGGTTTGGGCGATCATGTCGATCGGAAGCCATACGATAATTTCCTTGCTGCCCCCGAAGGCCGCCCAAT